CAACTTCGGTCTACTGTTACGGGTGATGGTACAGATGGTTTAGTTTCGTTTCTGGAAGACTATTATGAGTATCTAAACCAAAAGGATCAACCTACCAATATCATCAATCGTATTTCACACGAGCACGATATTGATGTTATTGACACAGCTTACCTTGATTATCTCAAGAAAGAGATTGCAAGAGACATACCAAACTCTGATGTTTTAGAGAATAGACAACTCTTTCGTAATATAGTACAATTCTACAAGGCGAGAGGATCTCAGGATAGTATTCGAATCTTCTTTAAACTCTTTTTTGATGAAGAAGTGAATGTTGAATATCCTTCGGAAAAGGTTTTTAGTACATCCGCTGGTAGAAAAAGTTACGTATCCTATGATAATCGTTTACACAATGGAGATAGATGGCAAAACTACTCCTACGTGATCAATAGTGGAATATCATATGATCGATGGAATCGGGCTTATCTCAAATTAGTTCATCCCTCTGGTTTGAAACTCTTTCCCGATTTGATCGTTGAGTCCAGAGCACTAAGAACAGAAAGGACAACCGTTCCTTCTTTCACAACTACGGAATCCAACTGGGTGCAAGATCTTTATACTGGTTTATCAAATCATACACCGACAAATCAGCCTGGGTGGATAGAAGTAATATAAATAAAAGAATATGCCCGCGATAATTACAGATGATCATCGGAAGAACAATGCAAATGCATTTGTTACAGACGTAAATACTTTAGCACTTGATTCACCTCTTACTCAGGCAAGCGGATATTACATCGGTATTGGTAAGAGCGACCCTTGGGATAATGAGACAACACCTCCTACTCCAAGTGGTAGTGAACTCGAAAGACAGGATGCGATTCAGAATCTCATCTCAATGAAACTTCTTTCTTCTTCCAATATCGAAAGACTTCTACCCAAGACAAATCAAACATGGTCTTCCGGTAATGTTTGGAAGAGATATGATCGTACTGATCGCACATGTTTCAACATTGCCTATGATGGTAGTATAGTAACCTCTCGCGGTTGTTACGCGATAGGATCTGATGGATACCTTTACATCTGTCTTGACAATAACGGAGGAGCCAATAGTACAGTCGCTCCTCAAAGTTCTTACGACAGTCCAGAAGCTACAAATGGTGAAGCAGCACAAGGATCGGATGGATACATTTGGGCTCGAATAGGACAGGTTCCGACCGGAAGTGATTTCGCAAACTCTTCGACTTTCTTTGAGATTCCTGTCAACATCACACCACCCGCAAACTCAACACAGGGTTTGCTCTATGGATTTAAGATCGTTTCAGCTGGAAGTGGATATACCGATGGAACGCATCCCGCAAAACTTCGATACACACAAATAGACGGGACAACTGCTACATCGAACTTGCACATTGTTGTTTCGGATGAAAAGGTAACATCAGTCTTCAGTGGTGATTCTCCGGCCGATGCATTGACTCTTACTGACTTTGTTGCTTTGGGTGTTGGAAGTACAAATGGAATACTTAAAGCAAGTATTGATTTCACTACCGCTCCAACAACTTCTTCACCATATGTTGAAGCGGAGATTCAACCTTTGATCGCTCCCGCCGATGGATTTGGTGCAAACAACCTTGATGTTTTTCCGGCATACTATCTTGGAGTATCTTCAGATTTTGACGGTAACGATTCTCCAACCGGAGAAACTCCGACTGATCTTACCTTTCGTCAAGTCTCGATTATCAAGAGTCCTAAATTTGATTCCGCGAACGATTCTCCACAATCATACGGAACAATAGATTCACTTTCATATATTCTTATGGATGGATCAGAAGATCTTTCTTCCCTCACACCCGCCAGTGGATGGTATGTCGAAAAGACTACAACTGGAGAGAAGGCTTGGATTGATTATATAGATGATAGTGGAACACCCGATAAGATCTACTTTCATCAGAACAGTTCAAGCACCGTAACACAAGATCTTCTTCCTCTGAGCGGAACACTTAAGATTTTCAATGCGAGTGGGGTTCAACAACCTAACAATTCAACTACATTTGATTACACTTCTATTGTTGACTCTGAGCATTACGATAACGCTCTTGATCACTCACCTCTCAACTCACCGATAACACTTTCGCAATTGGATCTCAGCGGAGAAGTCCTTATGCTCGATAACAGAACATCTATAACAAGATCTAGTTCACAAAATGATAAAGTAAGAATAGTTTTACAATTCTAAAGACCTATGGCTATCAACACTACACTCTACCAATCTTCACCATATTTTGACGACTATGTATCGTCAGGCAACGAAGCAAAGGGACACCACAAAATACTTTTCAAACCCGGCCTTCCGGTACAGACTCGCGAGCTCAATCAATTACAGACTCTTCTACAGACTCAGGTGGATCGATTTGGATCGCACATATTTGCGGATGGAAGTCGAGTTTTAGATGGAGATGTCACGACTGACGGAAATCTTTTCTACATCGACATAACACTAACTCATGCCGACCTCAAAATTGGTAGCAGCACACCAACCGCGGCCGATGTTCTTACAAGAGTAGGTCTCTTGAAGAAAATTGATTCACTCATTGATGCAGATGATGGTTTGGTAGGTCTTACTGCTGACGTAGTTGATTTTGAGGCGTTGGTTACAACTACAAGTGAAACAAAATATCGACTATATCTTCGTTACACTAAAAAGGCAGCGAATGAGGGAATATTTGGTGTTAACCAAACAATTCGATCTCAAACAGCAATAACCGACACCTCGGTTTCTACCGGAACTACAATAGGTACAGTTTCGGCTAGTGGATTCGCAACAAAACTCCATATTGATAAGGGTGTATATTTTATTGGAGGATACTTTGTCAATGTTGAGGAAACGGAAACTATTATTATAAGACCAGATGTTGATACAAAAATTAATGGTCGAGTAGCATTTAAGATTAATGAATCAATTAAAACCACTTCGGATGACAGTTCTCTTTTTGATAATGCAACCGGAGTACCAAATACATCAGCGGCGGGCGCAGATCGATATGCAATTACTCTTTCATTAGTTGCCCTAACAGATCAAGCAAGCATTTCAGGTATTTCTGACAATTCTGGAAAAGTCTTTGATCTCACTGGAGCATCTTCAACCGAATTTGTAACTCTTCTTACTCTACAAAACGGAAAGAAAATTGAACCTCTTTCTACAAAATACTCAAGTAATCAGGGAACACTTGGTGATACTCTTGCGAAGAGAACTTCCGAAGAAAGCGGAAACTATACTCTGAATAAGTTTATCATTGAGACTCGTGAAGCCTATAATGATCAGTTAGGAAATAACGGAAAATATGAGGCGACTGGATCAGACATTACGACACTGAAAAGTAAATATGTTGTTGATGTTAATCCCGGCGTTGCTTATGTTGAAGGGAAAAGAACACAGATTATGAATCGTTTCAGTATCATGACCGACAAGGCTCGTGACACCAAAACGGGGGAATCGGTAACAATGAATTCCGGAGTTGGAACTTACATAGAAGGTAAGTTTACAGACGCAACTCTTCCCGATATTCAGTCAGATAATAGTCCAAATTCGAGTTATGTTGTTGGAGGAACTTCCAAAACTATTATTCCGACAAACATAGAAAAAATAAGAGGAGAGGGATTAAACACAGTTTACAGACTTTATTTTACACTCGGCGATGCAAAATATAGTGAAGTGAATGCCGCGACGAGTATTGTAGATACAACGGTTTCTCCACAAGCACAATTTAATTCTATTGATCCAACCTTTAAGGTAAGAGGAAACAAACTCTCTAACAAGATTGTAAAACTTCCTCGAAGACTAGTTAATGGTGTCAATACTGGATCTACTGAATTTGTACAGAGAAAAGAATTCAAAGGCACTTCCGGTGTAGCAGGAGATTATACTATCTCTATCGATGATTCGCCCGGTCTTTTATCTGGAATAGTTGTTTTGGAGAATGTCGGATCAGGTGAAAGTTTTACGAGTGTCTCTCCAAATGATTATCTGATCACAAATGGTGTAACTTTTGGAACGGTAACAGATGTAACTCTTCTTTCTGATACTAGAGCTCAAATAACAATGAGCAACATTACATCCATCGCATCTGGTGAAGCGATGACTGCGATTGCTCCCGTAAAAACTTCTCTCTCGCTTGCTTCAAAAACATTAACGACTGCAAGTGTTGTTAATGCTCCTTCTCCAGTCGGAATCACTACTGGTGAAATAATTAATCTTGGAGTGAGTGACATTGTAGAAATTACATCTATCACCGCAGGAGACGACTCCCCCGGCACTGGAAATCTTAACAGTCCCGAACCAACTATCTCACTTTCTGATTTCGTTTTGGACAACGGTCAAAGAGATGATTCTTATAAAAATGGAACGTTGACATACATTGGCGATACCACTATTGAAGGAAACATAACCATCAATTTTAAACACTTTACCCACGGTTCTGGAGATTATTTTTCTTTTGAATCATACGAATCTACATTAGATTACGCAAAATTTCCAACATACAAAGGAAAAAGACTTTCGGATGTATTTGATTTTCGTGGTTCTTCTGGAGCTACTTTAGATGCAAACTGTAAGATAAACACTATATTGGATTACTATCTTCCAAGATATGATTCTCTCATTGTTACTCGACAAGGTGAATTTTTGGTTAAGAAGGGTGTTTCTCAACTGAATCCAATTCCTCCCGAAAAAACAAAGGGGTCAATGGTTCTTTATAATTTATATGTTCCGGCATACACCTTTAATGCCAAGGCGATTCGCAAAGAATACTTTGATCATCGTCGTTTTACAATGAGAGATATTGGAGCTCTTGAAAAGAGAATATCCAATCTTGAATATTATACATCACTATCTCTTCTTGAAAAACAAGCATCAGATAAGGAAATATTCGACTCGGCCGGCGCAAGATTCAAAAATGGAATTTTTGTTGACAGTTTCACCGGACACAATCGTGCAGATGTAACTGATCCAAAGCATGTTTGTTCTATCGATAAAACAAGAGGTCAACTTCGACCAAGTTTTTCGATCAATCAGGTCGAAATGAGAATAAATGGCACAAGTCCAGATAATTATGTTCGACTTCCTTCGGTAACCACAAAAACTCTCGTTCAACAAAGATTTGCTGCTGTACATGAGTCTGTTATACCATACGACGTTACTAACTATCACGGCCTTATCAAACTTTCTCCATCCGATGATGTTTGGGTTGAAGTAAGAAGAAGACCAGATGTTATTGAAAATGATGATAACAATTACGACAATATTACAATTGGATCTGATGGTTCTAAAACTCTTGAAACAGAATGGACTACAACCACACATGATGTAGCACCACCAATTGATGGGCAGGATGCTGAGACCGCCGAGGCAGTTTGGTGGATGAGTTCATTGTTGGCCGGGCCATATTTGGCTGCACTTGAAAGGAGAGTAGACAAAGAACCCGATAATGAAAAATTGGCAACTGAAGCCGATAACGTTCGTGATTACACCAATAGTGATGATATTCATCCAGCGTTTAGAAAACAACAACCAACTAAAAAGGAACTAACAATTATTCCTTTCATTAGGTCAAGAAGAATATATTTTCAAGCGACGGGATTGAAACCAAATACACGTCACTATGCTTACTTGGATGAAACCAATATTACGGGATATGCAACCACATTAAGCAGTAACAATTTCAGTGATTTTCAATTTCGCGATGTTTTAGAAACAAACAGAAAAGACTTTTACAATCAAAATGCAGCCGAAGCATTTAATGCCGTAAGTGATGCCCGCCGAGATTTGACTACAGATTCTGCTGGAACAGTTGAAGGATATTTTATTATTCCTAATAATACTGTCGTGAGATTTCCAATTGGAAAAAAGACATTTGTTCTTACAGACACAAATGGTGGTGTTGATGATAAGAATGTTTCTTCACGCGCTCAGTCTTATTATAATGCTTCTGGAACTATGGAATATACTGATCCAGCCGATGGTGAAGTTCACTTACTAACTACACAATCTACTGAATCCGAAGTAGGGCCGTCGGCACCGAGAAGAGTTATAACAAATTCAAACGACACCTTTACTCCTGTCACTGTTGACGGCGTTGAAACCTTTTCATTGGCAGTTGATCTTAGTGAAGTAATTGAAGGTGATGATTTTGAGGTTACTCTCACTACAACAAATGTTGCGGATGGTACAAATGTTCCTTATACTATTAGTGGAACTGGAATAACAACTGGTGATTTGAGTGGTTCGACTGGAGCATCTTTGACGGGTAATTTTACTGTCAATAGCAATACAGATTCTATTACATTTACTGTCGCCATTGATGCCATATCAGATGAAGCAGAAACGTTGACATTAAGACTCACGGATCATCCGGATGTGTTTGTTCAAGTTAGTATTGATGATGAGATTGCTCCTTATACGCAACTGACCTACAACAGTGGATTTGGAAGTCCACACGTTTGGTGTCCGGAAGATCCACTGGCGCAATCGTTTAGAGTGACGGGATTTGGTGTAGATGATAGTCCAGCTAGAGATGATGATATCAGAGGATGTTTCGTAAAATCTTTGGATGTTTTCTTTCAAGCGAAAAACGATACTCTTCCGGTTACAGTACAGATTGTCGAAGTTGAAAACGGTACACCAACATCGCGTATCATAAAACATGGAGCAAAGTCTCTTACACCAAGTAACGTGAATACCTCTACTAATGCATCAACCGCAACAACATTTACATTCGATTCAGCGGTTTATTTGGAAGCCGATAAGGAATATGCCTTTGTCGTAAGATCCAATTCAAAGGATTATCGAGTTTGGATGAGTGAAACTGGAAATGTGGATATAACAAGCGGAGAAAGAATACTCAAAGATCCTTATCTTGGGGTTGCATTCCGTAGTTCTAATGCATCTACTTGGACACCAGTACAAACAAGAGATATCAAATTCAATTTGAATGTTCATACATTCCTCGCATCTGGAGAATCTAGTAGAACACGAGCCGTTGGTTCTAATTCCACTACCCAAACAAACACCGGGCCTTTCCTGGCGGTTAAAAAGGATAACTTCACTCTTACCTCGGTTCAATTCTCGCCTGGCCAAATTATTCTTCCGAAGACTTCAATTGACTATACATTGACAATTACAGGAAACAATACGTCGGGAGAGTCAACTGGAACCAATACTTATAAGTTGAATCCAAATGGAACTCATCTGTATTTACCTGAGGGCGTATTAATTACTAGTGCATCTAATCTTGTATTGAATGCAAATCTTACTTCCGAAGATGAATATCTAACTCCGGCAATTGATCTGGATAGAATTTCATTGATCTGTTATGGAAACAAAATTAATAATGATATAACAAATGAAACTAATGCAGCGAGTGGAAATGCAACAGCGAGATATATATCTAAGAAGGTATCATTGAATGATCCGGCAGATAAACTTAATGTCTACCTTGGAGCAAATCAACCCGAAGGATCAAAGATTCGTGTTTATGCAAGATTTGATGCTGAAAGTGCAACTCCTGCCATTAATGATGCGAGAGATGCCACATGGGTCGAATTAACTTCCGCATCAATTCCGGAAACAACAGAAGATGAACAGATTGATTTCACAGAAGCTTCATACGAAATCGATCCGACGAACGACTTCACACAGTTTCAATTGAAAATTGTTATGACTTCTACTGATCCTGCTCAAGTTCCAATTATCAATGATCTGAGAGCAATTGCTACTATATAATGTTAGAAAGAATTGAAGGAAATCACAATCTAAGACGAGATACCGCATCAGGAGCGATCATTAATGTAAGCTCCGATGCGTATCACGCCGCAAAGATGCGAAGACA